CAGTAACGCTAGTAATATCTCCAGGGTTAGCAGCAACCCAAGCAAGACCAGTAGCCTGTGTGCTATCAGCGCTGAGAAGATAACCATTGGTACCAGCACCTAAACGTGCAACAGTTGCAGAGGCAGTGCCAGCAATCAAATCACCTTTGGCATCAATCGCTGTTGCCATTGAATTGGTGATTGTTACATCACCGGATGTGCCACCGCCCGAAATACCTGTGCCAGCCGTGACCCCGGTAATGTCTCCGGGTGCAGCTGTTGTCCACACAAAATCCATGTCGGCATTTGTATTTTTTGCGAGGATTTGGCCAGTTGTGCCGCCTTTGAGATCAGCCAACGATGTATCAACCGCCTGCCCAAAAACCTCAAAATCAGCTGGCAGCTGGGAGACCAAATCTGTGTTGGTCGGCATTTGCCAATTGAAATTACTCGTCGGATTACTCATTTTTGCTCCTTACGCCACAATCGTGGCATTGATCCAATCCAAGGTTGGATTGACTGTGTTCCATTTCTCTACCACCGGCACATCGTTCCAGCGCATCGCCTGTAATGAATAGCTGATCGGTGACAAAATCATTGAAATGCTGATCTGATTGTATCGGGCCGAAAATGTCCAACCTTCAACAAAACCCAAATAATCTCCAGAATTCATATTTAATGGCAGATCGGCAATTTGCAGCGGCAAACCCATAAAAACGCCAATTAAGGCATCACGATCTACATCATCAAGTTCTGGATTTGTCAGCTCGTATGTGATGTTGTTGAAATTAAAGCGTGGATAAGCTCTGAGGCCTAAATAAAAATCTGCCTGAGACTCGGCATCAGCGGCATTGTGCAAGGTCGTGCTGATGATCTGAGCCAATTCACCATACAAACCAATTGAGGCCGTGTCTGAGGCTGATTTTTCGGATGATGAAGTCGCGCCGTATTTCAAGGTAATTGAATTTCGCACATCACCTGCCCGTTGCTGGATGCTCAACCCCGGTGCTAAGGCATGATTGGCTGTCAATTCAACATATCCGTTTGCCGCTAAATAAACTGTTCGATGTGTACTGTCCGAATACCCGATCCGGCCCAATGAATCTTCAAAAACATAACCCAACCCGGAAGTTGCCAAAGCTGAAATCAATGAATAAACATCCGTCCGTGAACTAGATCGGGCGGCCAGCTCGTAATTGCCTGGGCGATCAATTTCGCCCAATCCAGAATTTTGCGCGTTTTGCCATTGCGTTGTGGGATTGTATGTGGCCCATGTTAAAGCTTGAGGCACTTCCTGCCATGAGTCGAATAAAACAAATTTGAGAATATCAAAAATTTGATCGCCATCGAACTTTTTTGCCAGCACTCCATTTGTCAATGCTTTTGGCAATCGAGCCAATGCACCTAAAGCGATGATGTTGATCCGCTGTGCGTAATCAACGCTGCCAATTTCCGCTACGGCAATGCCTACTTCAACGACCGATCCACCAAAGATTGGCACAAATGTTGCTGTCGAATCTTGCAATTCAATCGTCAGCGAGTCATTGATGCCAATTGGTACATTAGATTGATCAAGGTTGATTATTTCTAAATTTGTGTATCCGGCTTGTGCTTGTTCATAAATGTTTGTGCGACCGCTGGTAATTGTCAAATTGGCCAAAATGGCGGTTTGGTATTGCACACCGCCAATTGTTACGCGCCAAACGGGATTGAAAATGCTCATTACTCAACAACCAAAGCTCCAGCACCAAGCGTGCCTCGGTAGAAAGAATTGTTAAAAGCTGTTGTGGCGGCGCGTGTGAAACCTTCCTCATCAATGATTGATGCGGCATTGACATTGATCACGATTCTTGCAGCCGTTGAAAGGCCACCGGTTGCAGCTGTGCGTGCAGCTGCAGCTGCCTCTCGTGCGGCTCTTAATCTTTCAGTTTCAGCCTTTAATTGTTCGGTGCGTAAAAGTGCCGCTTGCATGGTCGTGGAATAAATGGGTGAGGCTGAATCATTTGTTGGTGTTGTAAATACTCCATCAAATGAATTTGCTTGTGTGTCTGTGGTTGCACCAGCATCAAAACCCACACCAGCTTTGAGCGACTTGTCATTTGAATCACCAAAGAAAAAGCGTGTCACCGGATTGTCTTTGATGAAATTGACAAATTGTTTGATTTTCTCGACAGTATTTGAAATAAATCCGACAAGCTTTGAAAAGCCTGTCACAAGGCCACCGACAATTGTGCCAATTACTTCCAATGCCTTTTTGAAAGCACCGCCCAAAAGTGGTGCCAAAGAGTCTTTAATGAAATTCCAAATCTTTTTTAAGAAATCATAAAACGGCTGTAATTCCTCAGAATTGTCAGACAATGCTTTTTTGATCTTATCAAATGCAGATTTCAAGCCTTCAAGAATTGGCCCCACAACCGACCCAATTGCCGGGATGACTTCGTTGTATAAAAATTTCCACCATGATGTCAAAATTGGCAAAAGATCATCGCGTACAACCTTGAAAATTTCTCCAAATGCTGGCCCCAATGTTTTGCCCAAATTGTTTGCAAAATCCTGAATTGCTGGTATGCCTTTGTCCACAAATGCGCTGAGCAGCGGTGTTAGCGCATCAAGCACATACGATCCGACTGTTTCTTTTGCTTCACCAAATGCAACACTTAAGCGATCCATTTTGCCTTGAAATGTCTCAGCTTGCTTTGATGCCTGACCTTCAAAAGTCTTTGAAAGCGCGGCAGCGGCCGCATCGAAATTCTTTGATTTGATGATTGAATCATCAATGCCCACACCGAGTTTTTTTAAAGCTCCCAAATTGCCATCGTAAGCCTTGCCCAATGCCTCTGAAACAGCTTGCAAATCCTTGCCGGTACCGGCTGAAATGTCGAGTGCCAATTGTTGCAATTCTTGTGCTTTGGTGACATCTTTTGTGCTTCTCACAAGTCGATCAAGCGATGGCCTCAAAACATCGTCTGTGATGCCGTTCGCCAAAGCTGTTTGAGTTATGTAATCCTCAACAGCTTTGATTTGATTATTTGTAGCACCCGTAACATTTTCAAGAGTCGTTGCCAATTTGGTTTGAGCGGCTTCATCCTCAATTGCAGCCTTGACACCATCGACCAGCAATGTGCCGGCATAAGCTGCGGCAGCTGCACCGGCTACGGCAAAAGCTGCACCAGCTTTTTGGGCAAATCCACCCAGTTTCGAGCCAAAACTTTCGACCTCGTTTGATCCGCTGTTTAGATTCTTTTTGAGGTTGTCAATGTCTGCCAAAATCGAAAGCTTGAGCGTTCTACTTTGTCCGGCCATCACCACTCCTTCAAAATCTTTGTGAAAGCATTTTCCCACTCGTTGATGATGTGTGGTTGTTCGGCTCTCAATGTCGGATAGATAAAGTATCCTCTTGATCCGCGACCTTCACGGCCTGACCACACCGGGAATTGCTTGTATTTATTTGAGCCAAATTCGTAACCGCCCCAAAGCTGTTGAGTTGTACCGCCACCGCTAAACTTCTGCGATACAAAGCCAAATGACAATTCACCAATTTTGGATGACTTGCTTACGCGCGATCCTTGAGCAACGCGAGCAGCCGCCTTATTTGGCCGGTTGCCAGCTGATGAAATAATTTTGGATTGCACATAAGTGGCCAATCCATTTGAAACCGCTTTGGCCTCAGATACAGCTTGTTCATCCATGCCTTTGAAAGCTTGCAAAATGCCGCGCAATTGAGCTTTGTCATAGGTGATTGACTCAGTTGCCATTTCTGATCCTCAGTATCTCAAAAGCGGTTAAAATGTCCTCAGCTGTCTGAAACTCTGATCGTGACAATCCCGTATCGATAGCCAATTCCCAAATGATCCGGTTTATTGATCCGGATTCGTAACTTTTGGGTTTTCGGTTTCTCCCATGTTTATGTCAGTCACACTTTCGCACCACACCTCAAATGGCTTGACAGGCTTTCCAGCTGCCTCGCGTTTCATTGCGTGATACGCCAAAAACATCAAATCAGAAATGCCTAATTTCTCAGATACTTGCTGGATGGTGTTTCCGGTTTTCTGTTCCCATTTCATCCACTCCGGTGGGAGCGCGGTATAAGTTGCGCTTTCCCCGGTGGTGAATTCAATTGTGATTGCTAGTTTCATGCTCCCGATCTCCTTTGTTAGCTAATTGTTATTGCTGGTGTTGTCACACAGGTAAAAGCCAATGAAACAGTCTGTGCATCTGGTGCCGATCCGCCCGCTGATGGGAAAATTGGCTGAACAGTAAATGCAAATGATGCGCCCGTTTTTGAAACAAAAACAACGGCTAATGGTGTTTGTGGTGCTGTTGATGCTGCCGTCCAAAGTGCCTCGCACAATGAATTTGCAACTCCCCAATCTGCCAACATTTCAACGGCAAAAGAACCTTGAGTGTCGGTTGTGTAATACGCCTTGCCGTCTAATGTCTGGTATGTGTTGATCGTTGAATCAACAGTCAGAATTGCTGATGTCGCTTGTGAGTCATAATTTGCACCGGAAATGGTGAAAGTGATGTCTCTGCCGGTCACGATTGTTGTTGGCATTTTTTCTCCTTAATTGGTGTAGTAGGTGCTTACTTGTAAATCGGCCGTGAGGTACTTACCTGCACCGACTTCCAATGGTTGTGGTTGATTGACATTGCCGACTTCATAACCGCTCGGCATTGCGCTGATGATGTTAATCATCAATTTTTCAAGATTGTCTAAAGCTGCCGCGTTGTTGGCATAACCCACAACACCCGTCACAGTTAGATTAATTTTGACTTTTGTTGTTGCGCCATTGATCAAAACACTTTCCAAATAAGGTGCATCTGGAATTAAACAGATCGATGGGCTTGTCATTGTTTCTGGGATGCCGTTGTACACATTGGCAGCAATAGATGACAAAGCTGTTTTGAGTGGTGTGCGGATGGCTGATTCGATGCTCATTGGCACATCGTTTCAACATCAAGAAACGGGCCTAAAAGCCCGATGACTCTATTGGAAAGGCTTCGGCCTAAAACGAAAGGTGATGGCTGAAAATTGTCTGACATAATCTGATTGCCGGGAGCTGTAATGCTCTGGAAAATCTCAACCGCCACAACCAAAATTGCGTTTTCAATCGGTGGTGTGTTTGCGTACAAAGCCGCTGCCGATCCACCACTCAATGTCGCTGTTGCCGCTGGAATAAACGGCAATGGATAAGTTCGATCAGCTGCCGCTGTTGCAGCTGTAAATGTGTATGGCTCAATCCGATCATCGGTGACTGTATAGGTCGCGTTGTAAATTCCGGCCCCGGTAACAACAACAGATTGACCCGGCACAAAATAATTTGGCCGCATTGTGGTGAAATAAATGACGGAATCACTCACATTGGCAAAAGTCACCGATGATTGGTATTGCGTAAGTAAAGGCAAAATAGTTTGCTCAGCCGAATCTATGTAAGAATCCAATTGAGCATCACTATACAAAGAAACCGAGACACCCAAAATCGCTCTCAGCTGTGAGGCTGTAACTATTGCAGGCATCTCGGTTCCTTTCGTGTCAGTAGCGTTCGGGAGCGACCGCTACCGATAGTGATTTATGGGAGGTTGTTAAAGCGTGCGCCGTTTGGCACCTTGGCAGCTAGTGCGCCATAGCCGTAATACAGGATGTCAATTGTTCCATCGCTGTTAATATTGCTGCGTAGCGTAAAGCGTGGAGATTCGTACCATGTGTATGAATCTGGATTCACAACAACCATTGATAGATCAGCATCAGCTGTTGTGCTGCCTGCGTTACCAAATGAGCGTGAAACATAAAGATTTAAACCCGGTGAAACTACACCGCGCAAGCTGTCAGCGCGAACATTTCCAGCCTGATTGCTTGGTTGTGCCGCATTGTAAAGAGGTGTCCCATTGTCGTTGTATCCCATGATGTTTCCCCATTGTGTAGGTGAAACGATCAATGAGCGGGCAAAACCTAATGATGAGCCATAAACATCGGCAGCTGCCTTTGATGTATAGCCAAGGAATCCGGTTGCTGAATTTGCTGACTGTGCTGTTACGCCACCAGCTGCCTGCATTGCTGCAAGTGCATACTCATCAGTCTCTTTTGCATAAGCAAATTCAAGATTCTGGAGGAGAGCTGTGAGGTACTCAGGCCGTGACCTATCAATGAGCTCAACAGTACTGATGGCTCTACCTTTGAAAGGCTGTACAGAAACAGAAAGAAATGTTGCAGATAATGATGATTCTGTAATTGCTGCATTTTCGTTGATTGGCAAAACTGTTGGTACAGCCGTTACGCGAGGCAACTCAAATGTCATGCCTTCTGCAACTAATGTCTCACGGCTAATGCCATCGATTGTGCCACGATCAGCGTTTGCAAGTGCATTGATGACCTGTGTGCTTTGTGGTGTTGGGATCATGCCGGGCGCGGTTGATGTTGTGTTATCGGCAGCCTTCACATATTGACGAGAATCCTCATCATGCAAAACGCTTGCGCGTAGGTAGTGCTCAAGGTAAGAAACCTTGTCCACGATTGGTGATCGTGGTGCTGTGTAATAAGCTGGGCGCGATGCCTGAACAGGTGCGACTTCTGGAGCTGCTACCGGTTCAACGGCAGGAGCGGCTTGTTCGGTAGTGTTTTCCACTTTGTCTCCTTCATTTTGGTTTGTTGTATCTGCAACTGTTTCAGTTTCAGAATCTTGTGATGCGGCTACTTCCGAAACGCGTGCAGATCGCACAGCCGGTTCAGTAACCAATGCGACAGCTGTTAATTCTCCATTGAGTACTTTCATGGTGCCGTCTTTTTGCATTTCGTAATTGTCCACAGCCAATTCAATTGAGAATCCATCGCGTAAGCCTTCCATGGCTTCGGTCAATGCATCTGTGCCGGCTGTTGTGTTAGCAATTTTGAAAGTCGCTGTCATTTCCTTATCGTTCACACTCATGGCAATGCTCTTGCCAATTCTGCGTGTGTTGTCATGCTCAAGATTCAAAAAAACATCCTGTGGCTGGATTGATCCGCGAGCAAAAACAACCTTGCCGGTTGATGCATTTGCGTGCTCATTGAACGCAACAATGCGGCCGGTGATTGTGCGTGAATCGGAATCAGCTGC